CGTGCAGCTTGTCGAGTTGCGCGCCCTCATCCTTTTTGACAGATGCGAACTCGATCTTCGCGTCATCAAGGATCTTCTCGAGCCGTTTGTATTCCTGAGCCTGCGCGTCGACCTGCTCAGCATTCGGCAACTTCTCCGAGATGGCGGTGGCGGTCTTCATTTTGTGAGCGTGCACTTCGGCGCTGTTGACTGACTAGATTCCCGAGGTAACAAGCTCTGCTAGAGTGGGTTTCAGTAGCCGCTAGCGGCTAAGCTCAGAAAGTCGGAAGGCCTCATGGAAATTCAGCACTGCGTGCGCTGTGGACGAGGACTCAAGGCTCCACAAGGCATCAACGTTACCGGCGATAAAGCGATCGCGATCTTCGTCTCGGCGCTCACGGTGGGGATCCGGCCGCGGCTGAAATCGCGCGCGCAGAGAAATGTTTTCTGCATTCCATGCGCGGCCTCGATCTCGCTCGGCCCAGCTCCGGAGGGTGCTTTCAATCTCGCCGTCTACGGAATTCTCCGAGACGTGGTGAGTCGCGATAAAACTATCGTCGAGGCGGCATGGGAGCAGATGACAAATCCCCATGGCTCTCTTAAGCGAATGCCAGGCTCAAAGCCAGACAAAACTCTTGAAGCTCCTCTGCTTAAAGTCGCCGCGCTCCAGGAAGCGAGTTAGCCGCTAGCGGCTAGAGGCTCCCGGCAGAAACACCGTGCTCACCGTGGCTGCGCGAATCGCCGGATCGAGGACGCGAGTCTCCGCCATTGGCCGTGGCGGATTCAAGCGAAACGGATCTTGCCGCTTCAGTGTCTCGCGATAGGGACAACGCACGCTGCCGGCACGATGCCCCCACGATCCGCAATCACCGCACTGCATCATCCGGATTAAACCTTAGTCGACGCTTTGTTCAGCAGGGAAGCGATGTCCCCGCGAATCCGCGTCTCAGCAGCGGTAACGTGATCCTTGATGCTGGCGGTTTCAGTGAGAACAGCTTTCGAGAATACGACGCCGGCAACAAAGCAGCCGACGCCAACGGCGGAAACAATCAGAGCAGGATTCATACTTTTCTCCTTCGAGTGCCGGTTTTCACTTCTGTGGGATTGCAGGCGCCTGCGCCAGCAGTTCCGTTTTGCGATCGCTGCCGGCCGAGCTGCCGAAGTAGTAGGCGATGATCGAGGTCCATGCCGTGCCGAGACTGCCGAGTAAGAGCAGCATCGTGTCATGACTCGCAACCGGCACCGTGTGCGTGAGCATGTACCAGAGTACAGCGAAGAATCCGATAGTCACGAGGCCTGCGAGGACTGCCGGAACTTTGTCTTTGAGCGCGACTTCGCGGTTACGCGCACTTGCGCGATCGGCCGCATCCGTGGCGGCGAGTTGCTCGGCACTTTCGTAGCCGAGTTCCTTCATCTGCAGCTGGAACTTCTGTTCGGCATCGATCAGGGCGGCGCGTTGCGTCGGGTCTGCAAAGGCAGTTGCGATCGCATTCGAGATCCCGTCCGCGGTCGGCGCAACTTTGTCGACGCCGATCGCTTTTCCAACCAGCGAGGCCGCAATGGTGCCAACCGGACCGCCCATCGAGGCCGCGGCAGAAATGAAAGGGAACGCCTTTTTTACGACATCGGTGAAGCTCATGAGTTTTTCTCCTGCAGATAGTCCTGATAGATCGAGAGCACTTTCTTTGCGCGATCGGGGTCCGTCGACCAGGTCTTCGAAACTTCAGTGATGTAAGTGCGCGCCTCAGCCGCCTTCAGCGCGGCCGCATAATGCGGATAGGCGTTCGAGAGCCGTTCCAGCGTGGCCAGACGGTCCGCGAAGCAGGCCCGGCAGTCGGGATACTTCACCCAGTTCGCTCCTACGGTGATCCAGCGGCCGTCGAGCGCCGATCCCTGCCACTCGCGCGTTGGAAGCGTCATCGTTCCGAATATCGGGTGCGAGTGCTGTTTGCATCCGAAGAGATTGTTTCCTTCGATCGCGAGCGCGCTGTGTCCCCAGCTCGACTCGAGCGCCGCTTCGCACGCGGCCATTTGCGGGAAGGGATGATTCGCCTTCACGGCCTGCGCTGTGGCTTCGTCGAGGAATTGTCGCTGTAGATCGTTCACAAGTTATTCCACTCCCGTCATCACGCCGGTGATTCCATAGGGCGAGTACTCGCCGAAATTCGAGGCCGATGTCGGCTGTTGAAATTCATAGATCGAGGGATCGGTCTGCCGCGCCACGAGGTCGACGCCGATCACCGGCACGTCGTCCTTCCCGCCGGCCGACTCCCAGGTGACGCCGACCTGGGTCGCCTCAAAGGTTTGCGCCGAGATCAGCCAACGCGCATGCGTGAAGCTGAAGCTGTCGCCGGCCTCGAGCTGCAGCGCCGTGATCTTGCAGGGCAGTGTAAGACTTTGCGGGAAGCGCGTTCGCATTAGCGCGATTTTTTCCAGGCGCTGGGCCCGCCACAGTGACGTCGTGAAATCCAGCTGCAGCTTGATGCGCAGCACCTGGCCGCCATCTTCTGAGTTCAAATAGTTGGGTTTGCCGGCGAGGCCGTTGGCTTGGTACTCGGGCGCACTCTGCGCCGTCCAGATGCCAGGCACCTGGGAGAGCGAGGTGGCACCGCCGGGGTTGGTCGGCAAAAAAGCCGGCACGAAGGTCGCGCCCACCGTGTTCAGTGTATCCCGCACCGAAAGCCGGAAGTCGCCCTTGATCATTCCCCGCATATCCCTGTCACTGAGCGAAATCACCGCCCCCTGGTAGGCGCCGGCGAAAACACGCCAGATATCCCCTGGTGGCGTTACCCAACCGGCCATCGCATTGCACAGCGAGGTTAGGACGTCGAAACGAACCGAGCTGTAATCGAAATGCCCATCGGTCGCGTAGAGGTTTTCATAGACCACCGTGTTGTCGGCGTTCCAGATGATCAGCGCCTGGTCCTCGCAGATGTTGGCTGCAGCGCTCACCGAGCTGGCGTCGATCGTCGCCGCGGGCGCGGCCATGCCCCAGTCGGCGTTCTGCAGGTAGTCGTTAACCACCAGGGCGGAGTTCGAGGGATTGATCGCGTTCCAGCTGCGGCCGAGGCACACCCATCCTTGCGTATTATCGGTGGTCGTGCCGCCCAGGGTGAGGGAGAAATTAGGCTCGCTCGCGCCCGTCGTGCCGAGCGCGGTCGACTGCTGCAGATAGCCGACCGGCGCCTCGATGATCGATCCCACCGAATAGCCGGCCGCGGGCTGCCAGGCGTCATTGACCAGGCGGCCCTTCACGAGGTGGCCCTGGGGATTCGCGTCGGTGCCAGCGGAGATCTGCGTCATGCCGTCCCCATAGCTCGTCCAGCTGCAGGTATTGTCGGCGAGCGTGGCCGGAAAACTTCCGGCACCCTCGAAGTTCGGCCGCAAGGCGGCCGAGATCCCTGAGCTGTTGGTCTGCACCCAGACGATCCCACGATTGTCGGCGATCCAGTTGTATTTCAGATACCCCGCCGAGGCCGCCCAGGCGGTCACGATGCGGGTGTCGATGATCTTCTTCCCCGTGATCAGGAATTGAATGTTCGGGAGCTGGCCGCTCGGAAACAGCGCGGTCCATCCCGTGTCATAGCGGCAGATCACATGCACCTTGGCGCACCCGCGCTGCAGGCAGGCCGACGTCCAGGTCGAATCCGAAGCCGCGAGATTGGGGAAGGGTTGTGTCGAGTTCAGCGGCCGACCGAAATCAAACTCGAAAAACATGTGTTGCCAATAGAAGTCATCCACTTGGGAAGAGCTGCCAGGGTAGATGTGCCAGAGCGTATCGCCGGCGCCGGCGGGATCATAGACCAGGTCAGTGCCGAGGTTGTAAAAGGTGCCATTGATCACGACCGCATCGAAACTCGCGATCTCGTGCGCCTCGAGGCTATAGACCAGGTGCAGGTACTGATTCGTCATCGCGGAGTTTTGCGAGGGCGGAAAGCTCGCGTAGGTGGGCGGGATCAGCGGGGTGAGCGATTGCCCGTAGGCCACGCGCCGGGGCGACGGGCCATTCGAAAAATTCAGCTGGTTTGCGGCGCCCACGGCCGGCGTGTTTGGACGCAGCGCGATCCCGACACCGGTAAGCGCCGTGGTCAGTCCGATCCCGATCATGGCGTTAAACATCGCGGCGCTACCTTGCAGCGCCAGTATCCCAGCCGGCCCGGCGAGGATCCCGATCGTCGCCAGCGCCGCGCCGCCGACGATCAGTCCGATCTCTTCGATGGTTTTCGACATTGGAGAAGCTATCCCACGCGCCAGGCGCGGCGCCAGCGGTGCAGGTGTATCCGCTTGGTGCCGGTCTCCGACATGCACACGGCGTGCCGGCCGTCGAGGCCAACGATCCCGAGCGCGCCCAGTTCGGTATCGTTGTCTACCCATACCGCATCACCGCGGCGGGCAAAGGTCACCGGCGTGATCTCGGCGAGGCCGTGAGCCGCCGCGACGGTGGCCGCAAAATCGCCCAGCGCAGTCGCGCTTCCGCTCCCGAGCAGCGCTAGGGCGCCGGCTTCGTCAGAATAGATCCCGCGGAAGTCGGCGGCGATGTCGACGCCGGTCTGCTCGCGGATCGCG